TTCAGCCATTTTATTTCTCTTTTAATTTTATTAAATCCATCTTTAAATGTTGTTGGTATTTTATATTTTCCTTTTGCTATTTCTATTGCTTCAGATTGTCCGTAAAATTCATCTAATGCTAATAAATCTAAAATGTGTTTTATCATAATATTCTAAAATCAGTTATTAATTCAAATTCTACTTCACCAATTGTTAAGTCTGTAACTATGTTATTAATTAAATATCTTTTATCTCTTATTATAAGTCTATCATTTAGTTTTAAAGACGTTAATAATGAAACTGGTAATATACCACTAACTTTAATTAATCGTGCTTTAGAATCAAATATATTAAGCAAATAATCTTTATAGTATTCTTGATACAAACTATTGGTAATTAATTGATTTGTTAATGTACTTTGTTGTTCATTAAAGTTTAAACTAAACGTTTCTGTTCCATTAAAATATTCTTGCCCAAATGCTTTATAATCTGTTTCAGCAGTTGTTGTTGAACCATCATTAAAATAAAAAGTAGTTGTTGTTAATGTAGTTAATGCACTTGGATTATAATCATATAATATTACTGGTTTTGGTATGTACTTTTGTAAATCTGTTTTTAATGTGTAACCTACTTGTAATTTATCTTTTAAATTATTAAAGTTTAAATTTTCAAAAGGTAATTTAACATTGTACTCTTCTCCTTCGTTTCCAGTATCATAAAACAAAGAACCATATTCAATATTATTTGCACTTTTAAAACCTACGTTTACTATTGATTCTGATTTCTCATATTCAAAATTTATTTTCTTATAAGTTTTAACACGATTTAATTTTATTGAATCTGATTTTATATATTTTGTTATATTATCTCTAATTGTTCCAGTTGTATAATAACCTTCTAATTGTTCTATTGTGTAATTAATTCCATCATTTGAATAGCAAGTCAAATTAAACATTTTTAAAACTCCACTAAAAAAATCTTCTATTTTTATTTCAGGAAAATATTTATTAACAGATAATAAAGATGCTGTAGTTATAGATGAAATAGTTTGTGTTAATGTAGAAGATTCTGTTGTAATTCCTAATGAATCTTCATATTGTAAATTTAAAGTTGCGATACCTGTAAATGTCAATGGTGTATCAGAACTTATATAAAAATCATATAAATCATTTTCATCTTGAAAATTGTCATTTGTCGCAAATACGCTATTAATTTGTGTTCCTACTATACTAATATTTGAAACTGTATTTAATAATATTCCATTTTTGTAACAATAACAATAATATTGAACACCTGCAACACTAAATGTTAAATCTAAAGTAACACCTCTTGCAGAAAAGAAAATACCAGTTACAGCAGGAATAGGTAATAATTTTAATTTATTATTTGTAAAATCATATTCCATATATGATGTAGTACCTGATTGACTTACATAATTTATTTTTTGTAATTGTCCTTGTGTTTTAAATATATCAGCATTTTTTAAATATAAATATGCACTTGTAAATTTAGAGTTAGATAAAAAAGAACCATTAAAATTTATGTTCCATTTTGTATCTCTATCAATCATATCAAAAATAGCTGATAGTTTTATTGCTGGAAATAACTCGTTAAATATAATTGGTTTTGTATTTAATGAAATATCATCATTACCACCATCACCATAATTCCAATATCTATTCGAACTAATTAAAGGAAACATTACATTGCCACTTGTAGCAGTTGTAGTTAGTTTGTCTTTTACAATAGTGGAACTATAATTAAAATCATAAAAAGTACTGTTTAAATCTTTTAAAAATAAACCAGCAAATTTATCTTTTAATGTACCTAATGCACCTATAAAAGTTATACTATAATCTTGTGGCTTTCCTTCTTTTAAACTACAACTTTCTAATTGTATTTTACCTGTTCTAAACGATATAGTATCTAATTCAATATAAGCATCAGATTTATTTAAAGTACTAAATCCATTATCTAAACTATTTTCATACCAATGTTTAAATATTTTATTATTTTGTTTTGTTGCTGGAACTGTAAAAGTTTGACTAAAATCTGTAAATGTTTTAGATATATCATTAACATTCTGAATAGAACTATTAACAGATATTTTTTCATCATCAAATAATTCTACTCTATTATATTCTAAAGTAATTACATCTTTAATATATATTCCAACTATTATCATACAACATCATTTATAAGGTTATAAGCGTATTCAAAATCTATTTCATAGTTTATCATTCTATCTTTTAAAACTGTCTTTAAATCGCTTCCTTGTGTTTTTAATTGAACTGGTTTATTGTCTAATAAAACTTTTTCTGACAATAACAAATCAGTTATTAATTCAGAATAGTTTTCATCTACAAATCCTGTATTTAATTTTATAGTTTGTTTTCCGTTTACGTTAAATCTTTGTTCTTGTCCTATTGATGTATTATAATTAATTGAACTAGGCATTAATTTATAATTTGTTCCTTGTACTGAAATAGAATTAGTTTGTTGTTTAAAGAACGTTAAAAATTCCCAACCACCATATCTGTTTATAAAAGAACAACTAACAGGAGCATATTTACATTCTTCATTTCTGATACTTACTTTATTATAAATATCTGTATTGTATTTTAAAATCAAACTTTGATAATCATCTGTAGATAATGCTGAACGTAAAGGTACTTTAAATAAAAATGATTCACTACCAGCACCACTTGAAACTAATATTCTTGTTTCTATCAATACATTTGCTTTTGTATAATAATTAGCAGTAAAATTATAAACCGCTATTTGTTCTGCTATTACATTTACGTATGGAATACCTGTATAATTAGATACAATACTTTGATTATTTAAAACTATTGCATTAGTATTTATAAAAGTTTGTTTTCCATCGTTGTAATTAGTAAAACCATCTACTGTTACATAATCTATTGTATCTAATAAAGTATAAGTAGTTCCTACTAATTTGTATCTTTTAACTTTACAAAAAGCCCAATTATTATTTTCATCTATTGTATGATTTGATACAGTAACAGGTTTAATAGGCACAATGTATTCTCTAATATAATTAGATATGTTATAATTGTTTTCTATTTGTGTTGTACTCGCTATTGGTTTTGATAAAATATAAGTAGGTGTTGTTGGTTCTGTTGTACCTTTATTCCAAATAAATAATTCTATTTTACTTCCAATTTGTCCTGTTTCATTTACTGTTATGAAAAAAGGACTTCTAACTTTTATTACTTTCATTTTAATCTTTTAAGTTATAATCTACCATTGTATCTAAATCTTCTCCAAATGCTTTCATTAAATCTACATCAATATATTTTTTATATCCTGCTTCAAATGGTTTAGTGAAAAACATACTTGGTTTAATTCCTCTTGCCCATATATTTTTAGCTAAAATAATTCCGATTGTTTTATAATTACCTTTTGAAAATTTACCTTTTTCATCTCTTAATCTAAAATTCTTTTTCTTTGCCCAATCTTCTAAATATTTTGAAGGCGGTCTTTTTGTTTTAAAACTGTATGGACTATTTGGTGCTTGTTGTCCTTTTATTTTTGCATTTTTAGATACTTTTGAAGGGTCTGAACCTTTAACACCTTTATCAATAAATTGACCGTAATTACCCATTGAAAAACCAACAATAGAAAAACCCTTTTCAGATACTATTTCGCCTTTAATTGAATTATATAATTGCTTTGTATTATTTTTTTTATCTTTTGATAAATTGCTTTTAGATTGTTGAATAACATAATCTTTGAACTTTTTTAATACTTTTTCTACTTCTAACATTTTGTCATTTCATTAGCAATAACTATATCAAAAGTCAATGTAATACCAGCTATTTTGTTTTCAAATCTTTCAGTAAAAAATTCAACTGAAGGTGTATTTATTAATTCATAATCATCTCCAAAAGAACCACGTCTTAATACTTCTAAAAATCTATTTGCAACCATTAATTGAGTATTCAATACATCTTGCTCATTGTCATTACCTAAAAACATATCAGTAACTTCTTCTTTTGATTCATCTACTATATCCATACATAATATAGAAACATTATAAGTCCAAGTTGGTCCGTTGTATGTTGCTGAATTTATCATTATATGTGATAAAGGAAACATTGTTTGCTTGTTTAAATCAACTTTAAATATATCTCCAATAGTAACTGTGTTTACAAATAAATCTGTCTTTAATTGATTCTTTATTGCTTCTGTTATTTCGTAATAGTGTGATGTCATTTATTTTGTCTTTTAATTAAATCTGATTCTATTGTTTGTTTTTCCTTTTCAAAAGTTAAATATGTTAAACATTGATGTAATGGTAATCTTGTAACTTCGTCAAATCTGTTAAGGTTTCCTTGAGCAACAGCATAGATTGAACTATACCAACCCCATTTAATTCCAAAGTTGGATTTTGCAGAATATTCTGAATCTCCTTGTTGTTCTCCAAATAAGCTATCGTAGCTTTCAATAAGTCGTTGCCTAAACTGTAAAAAAAAACATTAGCACCAAAACAAATATCTAAAGGAATATGTTTCATTACATCTGAATATGTTGAACTACCTTTATATTCTTCTATGTCATAAGTGTTATTTAAACCATTTTTCGTTATTGGTCTATATAATACAGCCATTGCTTTATGCATATTATCCCAATCAGTTATATACGTATCTAAATCTGAATATTCTCCAAATGTCATTTCATCTAAATTAGGTATAAAACCAAATTCAATTCCACCAAGTTTAAATCTTTTTATAAAAGAATGTTTAACATTAAACATATTACTAATAGTAGTTGTTATTTCTACTACATCTTTATATTTAATTTGTGTAACTTGTTTTAAATCTATTCCACAAAATATTTGAACCATCTTTTGTTGTAAAAATTCAGCATCTTCATTATCTTTAGCAATAGATAAAAACTTTTGATATTGCAATAAATTTATTTCAGATAGTTTATTTGGAATTGTTATTTTTAATTTCATATTTATTTTTTATTAATAATAAAATAAAGTTGTAATTGTATTAAACAAAAAAAAGACAACCATTTCTGATTGTCTTAATTGAGTTTCTAATGGATTATAAGTTCCAACGCTTTACACAGCTTAACTACATTTATCTATTATTACTTATTTGTGTAATAAAATGAATTATTACATTATTGTGTAATATTACATCTTCATCGGTATTGCAATAGGTAATGTTCCACTATTTAAAACAACACCACAACCAATAGCAGACTTTTTAAAATTCTTACCATAAGCCATTGCATAACTTTTAATATCTACACCACAACCGACTTGGAATCCATAAACAATAAAATTAGCACCAACTAAATATTTAACATATAATTCTGTATGTAAATGTCCTTGAACTTGTGATTGTAATTCTGTTTTTATTCTATTCATTGCAGTACCCCCTTCTCCATGATTAAAGTTTACATCAAACAATTCTATATTTTCTACAAAATTCCAATTAGGTGTGTTTAAAACATCTTTATATTCTCTAATCCATCGTTTACTTACTCCAGAACTATACGCTTTTCGATATACTAATCTATCGTGATTACCTATTATAACAGTTGCTTTTGGAAAGGTATAATACCAATTTGAAATCATATCTATTGCTCTGTCTAATTCTTCTCCAGCACTATATCCATCTGGGTCTGATTCGTGATAACTGCTATAATGATTGTCTATAATATCTCCTATAAAAATTACAGTACCACAATTATATAATTCTTGTTGTTCTCTACAGAATTTTAAATATTTAGGTAAAGTAAATGGAGCGTGTAAATCACCTATAATTAAAATGTTATTTAAATCACCTTTAAACGGTTCTATTTTTGTTTTGCATATATTTATATTACTTTTATTAGTTTGTTTGTTAAAAACGATTGTAGTGCGTTTACGACCTATATATTTACGTAAATTTTCAGTATCTATAAAATTACCATTTGGAAATAATTTTTTTGCTAAATCTGTATTGTTAAAATGTTTATTATTTAAATCTAAAATATTTGCATCAAATTTTGTCCACTTACTCATATTTGTTTTTTTAGTTAGTAATATATTCAATAGCTAATTCAGCTAATTCGTCCCAAGCATCTAATCTGTTTATTAATTCTTCTGCATCAATTCCACATAAACTCGCTTCTGTTATTTCAAATTCTTCATCACTTCCAGGATAATCATATGTTTGAAATTCTCCAGGAAAATAATTACCTTTTAAATCAAAATTAAATCCTAAATAGTTTACTGTTACTGTTTCTTTAATTGTTTTCATAATTGTTTTTGTTTTATATTATGTACAAATCTAATCATTTTGTTTTAAATAAAATACATTTAACAAAATTTTAACATTACCTTTGAAGTCAAGATAAACACTAATTTTAATAGTTATCCTACATCGAAAGGTAAGCACTTGCAATCAAATACATTTGTTGCATCTTTTTAATTTCACCTACATTTCTTGGTAAGTTAATTTGTACTTCTATATTCTTTTTGTGGTGAATATAACATTGTATTGTAGCAATCATTTGTCCGTATGTCATAATTAATATATATAATATGTTCCTTTGTTTGGATTCTCTAATTGGCTCATTATAGCATACCGCATTGCATCAATAGCGTGATTATATGCATCGATTGGTTTATTCATTTTAACTCCTGTTTTATCTGTTAGCCATATATAGTTTCTTAATTCGTTAATTAAGTTCTTGCTTCTTGATGTAACATATATTTTGTTTTGATTCATTAAATTAATACCATATATAATTGAATCCTTACCTTTTGAAACTGGAAGTATATTATGTCCGTATGTATTTAGTTCTGCTATTGATTTTGGTTCTGCACTATCAGCATATACTATATCGTTTACATCGTTTGCTTTTAATAGATTAGATATTTCGCTATTTAATAAACCTTTCTTATAAATCAATTCATCAAATATATAAGCATCGTTATATTTATACATTGCTACTAAAGATGTAGGGTCGTTACTATATCCAAAGTCCATTCCATAACAAAGTATTCTAGCGTCTGTTGGCATATCTATTTCATTCCAATCAGTTATACAAACTCCTTCTAATGAACCTGTTTGCCCAAGTCCATATACTTGCCACCAATTAGCCCAATATGTAGATGTTAATGCTTTAACCTTTGCTGATTCTATTTCTTTTACAATCGTATCTGATAAAGCTTCATTATCT